ATCTCGCTGAAGGAAAATTGTGTGAATGTAATAAATGTGGTGAGCCAATGCTTATCACTAAAGCTACTCTAATTCATTCCAGCAATAAACCAATGGCTAAGCCACATTGTGCAGATTGCATTGTGAGGAAAAATGCGAAAGATGTTGCGGCAATTGCGGAGTTTATTGGCGGAACTAAAACTTAGACTTACTCCTATGCGTCGTCGAAAGTATGATTACGTAAGTGAGGAGTGGTTAAAGGAGCATGATAAATGGTAGTTAAAGGTGGTGGTTATACTGTAGACTTAGAGGAGCCTACTCAACATGACATTAAAACAACTACTGAAAAGAATGTGGCAGGACTCCGATTGGAAGATACTCCTGTCATTATTGGGGACTGTGGTATTATTAATCCTGATGGCTTATCTGATAGCGACATCAGGGACATCGAGCAATATCAAGCTGCGTTAACTGACCCACGTCGTATTTAAAAAGATTGAGAGAATAGATGCCAACACTCGAACAAATGTGTGCAGATGATGGCCTGTTCACTATGTTAAAAGGTGAGCCGGGCACTCGAAAGTCTACCTGCGCGCTATCATATCCCGGTCCACAATACTGGGTATCTACTGATAGGAAAATGAAAGCCTTAGAACTTCCTGCTAAACGGTGGGGATTATGGGGCAGGGGTCATATAGTAGCTGATGACTATTCTGATTGGGATACACCTAAGAAGAAGTTAGATTCTTTTAGGGTTAATTGCCCATTCAAAACTATTATAGTCGATTCACTCACTTCAATTGGTGATAATATGAATCGACAGACTATTAAGCAGAAATCTGCTGAAGGAATGGGAAAGAAGATAGGAAGTATATATGTCCCTGGTCTTGAGGAGTATAACGCTGAAGCCTCCGCGTTTCAAGATTTAATGGATATACTGAAAGACGTTCAATCCTATCATAAGATTCATGTCGTCGTAATCGCTCACGTAGTTGGTCAGCGTAAAGACGATGAAAAGAATAAACTTACTCATCATTCAAGAGTAATCATCACAGGCGGTGATAAGATTTCCGGTAAGATAGCATCTTATATGACGGAAGTTTATCACTTTAACGTTGAGACTGATTTCAACGTTGATTCAGGTGAAGGTAAGTTCACACTAGTTACCCAGCACTTAGGGAATGACTATGCTAGAACTTCACTTCCACTAGAAAGGAAAATAGCGTTCAATAATGAACCACTATACGATAAGTGGATTGAACCTGCGATTCGCAAATTGAAGGCTGAACAACCTATCCAACGAATCACAACATCCACACCAACACCACAACCCACAACGTTCAAAGCTAAGGAGTAACACACAATGCCTGTAATCTCATTTTCAGACCGTGACCTTCTCCGCGGAAAGATTGTTAATCCTGCATGGTATCGTGTAGTGATTAACAGTGTGGGTGAGGCCCCCGCGAAACAGTCTGAGAAAGGCCCATCCACAAACTATCCTGTTGAAGCTACTATCAAGTTCAATGGTGATACGGGAGACACAGAGTTTTCTGGAGTTCCGTTAGACTGGAATTTCAATAGTAAGGCCATTGGTTTTGCTGTTGGATATCTTCAGGCTTTCGGTGTGGATGTCAAGTCAGGAACACGTTTTGACTTGAAATCTTCAGAAGGTAGGGAGATTGACGTTTTCGTGGAGAATGATACTTATCAGAATCGCCTGATGAATCGGGTGAATCATAAGTATCGTGCTCCTCGCGAAGATGTTCACGCTGCTTAACTAGGTGTTCACTAGTAAGTTCTAGTAGTAAGTTCGTTAACTGTTAAAGGAGAAAGACAATGAGACTGATTGAACAGAATGACGATGCTGTTGACATGGACGAACTTCAGAAACAGCAGACTGTCGAAGATACTACTATCGATGAATCAGATAAGGAACCTGATTCTGACATCGAAGATGACGATGATATTGAAGAAGTCGAGGACTCAGAACTCGATTAATCAGATTCGTTAGTCTGTGGGCCAAATACCAGTCTCACATTTAAGTTAGCCATATGGCGGTGTGAGTTGTAATGCCTAAACATGGGGCCAGAAAGCAGATTAATGATAGGGGTCACTCACAACGTAGCACAATGTGCCGTATAACGTGGGTGGCCCCGCCTTTAATTACTATAATGAGGACCAATTATGGGAAAATCAAAGGAAATAGCGCCGAGATTATTTAGTGGTGAAATTCGTGAATCAATTGGACATGGATTACCACCAGCTATTAAAGATGGACTAAGGAGAATAGCTGTATCTGAAAATAAATCTGTTTCATGGGTATTAGAACAGATAATAATTGAGTATTTTGGTTTCAGAATACCAAGATACATTCAAAGAAAAAAGAAATGACAATCCACATTATCTTTGATGACTGCCCAAAAGAATTTGGCGACAAGAGTATCTTGGCAGTATACTCCAATAGGAAACGTGCTTGTAAGAAGATGGATAGCATGAAACGAATTCATCCTTATGAGTATCAATACATAACTCTCATCACTAAGAGAGTTTTCACTGTGAGGAAAAGAACATGACTAAGATTGGTGATATTGTCAACAACCCTGATTTGGAAGCCGAAAACATCCATATCGAGGAAAAGACAAAAGAGGAAAGACGAATTATTGGAAAGATTATCAAGGTTTCCGAGGAAGGATGGGGTTTCATTTCTTCCAAGGAAATCAAATTCACTCGAATCTTCTTTCATTGGACTTCACTAAAACAGGATACTTTCAACTTTCAAGATTTGAAGAATGGAATGAAAGTAGAGTTTACTCCTGTAGAAGTAGAAGGAAAAGGCTGGCGCGCGATTAAAATCCGTGTAGTCACCGATGAACAGAAGGAATCCAAGATTAGTTAGTGTCAGCTTCGGCTGCTAACTAATAGGTCGATTTGGTGCCGTTTCGCTGACCTGATATACTCTGGACCATTTTATGGCAGATAAAAAATCAACGTGAGAAATGGCACAATCATATTATGAACAAAGGACTTAAACTTTTATTCTGTAAAGAATGCAATAGAAAGAGATATTGCAGGTCTATTCGTATACCCGGTAATAATTTTAGAAAAGAATGTAGTAAAGGACATACTTGGATTAATAAAGGTGTTACATTAGAACGTATCAGTGCTATCATTCAAGATACATTTTCTTCAGATAAATTGAAGCATCTCTTTGAAAGAGATGATTCTTTTTTCACAAAAATAAGGAGATAAAATGAGTTTGACTAGAGATGAATGGCTCAAGATGTGGGAATCAGTTAAGGCTATAGAATTAGAAGCTGATGTAATGCTTCTATATGAAGTGCCTACTGCATGGCGATTAGATATAATTAAATTACAAACAGCGTTTATGAAAGTAAAAATCCAGCAAGTAATAGGCCAGATGGAATGACATTCCCTGAGAGATATAAACAAGAAGAAACATGGCATGGCAAGGTGATGATAATGGAAATTTATCATCTAGCTATGACATATCGTTACGGTAAAGACTGGACTATTAGCCACACTTCATTAGAATTTAATGTGAGTGTAGGATTAGTATCAGAGAATCTTAAACTCGCGAAAGCTCTCCACGAAGATGAAACTATTATTAAATGCGAATCACGTCAGGATGCTTTAAAGAAACTGAATGGGAGATAGTATGGCCCCAATCTGGAAACCTCAGTCACACGAAGTTTTAGAAAGTTGGATTACTGCCATACTAGAAGAAGCAAGTGATGATTTGAATGATTGGGAAACTAATTTTATTGAAGATATGACTATTCGTATTGCTAATAAATGGCAACTCTCACAGAAACAGGAAGAAACTTTAGAGAAGATATATGCCAATAAAACTTCCTAATGATGATAATGGTGAAGTCAGGTCCGAATTTATTAAGGACCATGAGACTTGGAATACTTGTCCTGAATGTTTTAAGGATTGGAAGGATGTAATTCCAGTTCCAGGACTACTTCATAGGACTAGATTGTGCGGAGCATGTTATAAAAAATTGAAAAATGAGCGAACATAAATACGTCCCCGGAATTGGTCCTATGGGTGCCAAGTTAATGATACTTGGCGAAGCTCCGTCATATCAGGAAACTGCTGCAGGTAAGCCATTTGTAGGACCATCAG